GTGCAAAGTCTCGCCAGAGCCAATGTCACGCGCTACACCTAAGTCGACTGTGTTTGAAGATACGGCAGTGGTAGTCAATGCCTGCGCTTCGCTGAGTCGTAATAAGCTATCCGTAATCATAATTTACTCCTTATGTTACGCGAGTTTCAGACACGTTCAATGCGTCAACTTTTCGCAATGGCAGTCCTTGAAAACTCGTCCAGTTAGTGGGTTGACCAAACTGATTCAAGCCACTTTCGATAGCTAGAACATTGTTTGACTTCTCTAGTGCAAGGTTCGCCAAGCCAGCGTGAACAGAGCGATTCATATAGAACGCACATTTGCCCATGTTTGGATTAGGTAGCTTGTAAAGAGCAGTGTTCATCAAACGAGTCAATTGAGTCGTAGATGAAGTCGCTTGTGTGCCTGTGACACCCTGTAGGTCGCTGATGTCGATGTTCGCAATACGAACAACATAACGCCAATCCTTAACAACCAAGCCATGCTTCCACTTGTGGATACGAGCATAAGCTTGCATACGGTTGTCGCCATCATAGACAGTCACTTCGCCCAAGTCTTTTGTTTCAAGACCAGCGTTAGAACCTTTTGGAAAGATGCCGTAAGCTGTGTCTGATCCCCAACATACCAAGTAAACACTTGCTAAGTCAGAACCTGTACCACCAGCATCAATGATGTTGGTCGCATTGCCTGCGCTAAGGTCAGAATAACGTGCCGCCAAACCTAAATACTTCTTAGGGTCTGTCTGCGGGTTGCCGTAAAACAATGCACTGCACTGCTCTTGGTTCATCGCTTCCAAGAAGGCACGATCTTCACTGAGTAACAGTTCTGCTTTGTCGTTGTTCAGTGACGCTAAATCAACGTCAGTTTCGCAACGTGCTTCAAGCATCGCGGTAGCCTCATCGATAGTGGCTGTGGTTGACTTACTACTTGGAATGCCCTGGTTGAGCATGCGGTAGTAGACAGATGGTAGCCCTGTTCGGATAACTACACGTTCACCAGTTGGAAGGTTACCTTCCTTGATGAGCATGTCCTCTAGGACTTCGTTTGTTTGTGATAGCAGTTCTGCTATGACGGGTACGCTACCATCAGGGTCGCGTCTTTTAGCCCAATCAATCAGCGTCAATGCTGTGTTTGATAATGTTGCCATTTTAATTTTCCTCTAAACTTTTAGTGTAAAGCAAGGATGCGGCCGATTGGCTTGTCATAGGGCCTCGGTTGACTTTACTGCCACCTTGTCCCACATAACTATCCTCACTCATCGCTTTAGAAACATTCAAGGCGTACTCGATCATCATCGGGTGGTTGCCTAATCCTGTCTCTGTTAAGAACTCCCCAAAACCTTCTGGCGAAAATTGCCCGATTGCCTTCTTTGCTTGCCCCAAGCTTTGATCAAACTTGTCGCCCCCAAATTCAGGATGGTTTCGAGATTCATCTGCCCATTTGTTTTGCATAGCTTCAATCGCACTTCGCTGACTTTCAGCTAGTTTTGGTGAAACTGCGTCAATAACCTTTTGGGCATCTTCTTGGCTTAGATTCAACTCTCTGGCAACTTCTGAATAAGCTTCGTTTACAACGTCTGAAAGCTCAGAGCCTTCAGGTGCAACAAATTCATATTTTTCTGGTTGCTCGGTTGTTGCATTGTCTGACCCATCTGGTGAGTCATTCTCCGCATCAGCCTTTACTTCCTGCCCAACAGGTTGATCGTTTGTGGTTTCGTTAACCGTTTGATCTGCCTGTTCGACATTTGTAACTTGTTCTACTTCTTGAGATTCGCTAACGTCTACTGTTGTATCAGTCTGTTCTGTCGTTGTTTGCAAGTCTGTCATTTTCTTTTTTTGCCTCTTTTAGCATTGAGTCGTACCGTTTTGGCGCGACTTCCATAACTTTTTCTAGTAACTGCAGACCCAATGCTCGTCTGCCTTCGTTGAATGCCATCTGCATGGCATCGATGCCTGGTTGATAACTTGAGTGCCAAATCCCATGCCGCTCCAACAATCTGTACATGATTCGTCTGCCAGTGTTACCTGACATCAACCACGCTATATCATCGTTCTCACGCTCTTCAGCAAGCCTGTCCATCAGCCTTGATCGATCTATTTCATCCGAGTTACCTTGTTCGTCATAAGGGTCAAATTCATCTTGTGACATAAACTATACATCCTGTTTTTAATGTTATGGCTACACAGACTTTATTCGTACTCATGGAAGCTGAAATAGTTACACTTGGCATTTATTCTCCTGAAGCTGTCCAGTTTTTGTTATTGCGCCATTTTAGGTCGTGATGTTCGTATTCTGCACAATTCTCGCAGTACGATTCTGCATACTCGTCTCCCGCCTCGTCCTTAAGCTCAACAACTAAATCACGTTGCTTCTCTCCACAATTACGGCACGCGGCTTTCTTAAAATCATCATATTCTTCTTGTGACATTATGTTTTAATGATGTAGGTTACTGAAGTATTTTCGGGTCTTGATTCTGTTCCACCATCTGCGGTTGACGAGGCTGTGTGCGAATGGCTGTCAGAGTCTACAGTGATGGTGTGGTTGTGCGTATCGTTTGCCGAAGATGCATTATGGTTGTGAGTGTCTGGTCTGACACTTTCTGTGTAGATTACGTTGCCACCGCCAGAACCAAGCCTCGTGTTGCCCATGTATGAGCCGCCCGATGTACCAGCATTGGTGTTTGGTTGCGCTCGAAAATTATGCGAGTGGGAATCATTATTTACAGTGATAGAGTGATTGTGTGTATCATTTGCTGATGAAGCTGTATGAGAATGGCTTTCAGAATCTACAGTCACAGCATGAGAGTGAGACTTGTTAGAGTTAGCTTGCTCACTACCTATTGTTCTGCTTGTATCTAACCCAACACCATCATCCAATCCGCGCAGGAATCTACCCCTATAATCAGGTAGGTTGAACGTGGTTGATCCATCACCAGCACCGTGAGTAGTTCCAAGCAAAGAAAACAGATTAGCGTAAGTAGTTCTACTAACGGCCGCACCACCACAATAAAGATAACCTGATGGAACAGACGCACTTGCATCATAGGCTACGGCATGAACTGAACCTGTAGGTGTGCTTTCTGCTTCAAGAGCCGTTACTCTAGTTCCTACCGCATCTGTGTAAGCCTTAACTGATTGTTGTACAGGAAACTTAGTTGCACTGTTGCTGACCATGTCGTCTTCATCAATAGCAAAGGACATGCTTGCTGTAGAGGTGTCCGACTCCATTACCGCACCAGCCTCAGCAACATTGGTCGCGTCTGTTACATCAGCGTTATTCTCTACACCTGTGGCTGTAGAGTATCCAGCAACGCTATGATCGCCCCAACCGAACGCTGTATCCGCAGTTGCGCCTTGAGCCGATGTTGCATAATCAGCAGAATCAAAAGCCTTAACTTGTGCAAGGTTAGTAACCTCGCTATCCATTAACGCGCCTGCGCTTGTTACGTTAGCCGTATCGGTTGCGTCTGCACCATCCTCTACGTTTAAAAACGCCAAAGTGGTGGTTTTGTTCAAGCCTAAAGCAATCGTGCCGCTAGTCGTCACTGGCGTGCCAGAATCCACCTCTATTCCATCAGAACCAGACACCGCAACGCTTGTTACTGTGCCACTGCCGCCACCAGACCCACCAGACCCACCAGACCCACCAAACGGCCGACTAGTGTTGACTTTAAACTTGTGTTTTTTTCCATCGGTCATTTCAATGCAGACTTCCTGTCCGCTTGATACAACTTTGGCAATGGTCGCGCCATCTTTCCCACGCTCAATATTTAGACTAGCCTTTAAGGTTCTCCCATCGGTTGTCTCTAGAACGAGAGCGTTGTCTTTGTAATAGGCAGACTTTAATCCAGTGCCATCGTCACCCTTGTCGCCCTTCTCACCCTTATCACCCCTTGGGCCAACATCACCTTTATCGCCTTTTTCCCCCGTCTCTCCCTGAATGCCCTGCCTTCCTGTAGGGCCTTCTCTTCCTCTGTCACCCTTGTCACCTTTGTCGCCCTTGATACCAGTATGCTCACCTTTCTCACCCTTTGGGCCAATTGGCCCTGGTATGCCGCGCTCACCCTTTTCTCCAGGGTCGCCCTTCATGAGCGCGATAGACTCATCCCTATCAACCAATGTCGGCCGCTCTTTTATTTGGGTCTTGCTACCAGAAACAAAAACCCATCCTGAAGGTGGGAGTGTCCCTTTTTTTATTGTGCGGTACATGGCTATTTCTGTGCCGCTCCTTGAGCCACTGCCATCTTGCTGGCCGCCTCTACTTGTTGCATTTGAGCGTCTGCCTGCGCTTGTGCCGCCTGCATCTTAGCCCTGCTTTCTCTTATGAACTTAACCTGAGCCTCGTCATTGAAGAGCCTCGGATCAACACCTAGTGTCTCTCCAACCTCATCGACATAGCCATCGAAGTTCACCTTATCTAATACGTCTGGATTTGCCTGAGCCACGTTCAGTACGCTACCCATCATTCTCTCAACGCTGTTCAAACCAACAGCCTTCTGAGCCTGTGCAAGCATCGACACGAACTTGATGTTTAGCTTGCGCCCTTCCAAGTCTTTTGGAGGTGGCGGGAGAATGCCTGCCTCAACGACATGCGCGAAAGTAATCTCAACCAGTGGCTGTAGTAGCTCGTTGTGTAGACGCTCAAGAACTGGCCCAAGCATCAACAGCTTCTCTTCGTGACGTTCAGCGACCTCTGTCGCTGTCATGCGAGTATCAACCGCACTGTTCATCATTAGAAAGATGTCGGCATGGAAAGCTTGGTGCAACATCTGTCGAACGTCAAAGATGTCCTCTCTCAACGTGCCAACATCGAGATCAACCTCGTATGCGTTTCTTATGCCAGCCGCAGGTGTCTGAGGGTTGAAGTAGTTTATGCCACCAGGCAGTCTCTCTACGTTCCTACCCTTCATCTGCACAGGAACTTGTAGAGGTGGGTTGGTTTTCAGATCAATGACCTGACCCTTCCTACGCTGTTCGTGCTGTAGCTGTTTGTTTGCGCCCAACGCTTCAGAACCAATACCGATACCGTAGACATCATTGCCTCGCGTATTCCATCTTGGTGCTGTTCCTCTGAACATTTCAAAGCCTGACTCACGAAGGTAGTTAGAACTGTTCTCGCCTTCCTCGAAATACACCGATGCGTACTCCATGTTCTGAGCATCAAGCTTGTTTTTATCTCTTGCCGCCCTCGGCTCAATCGCATGAATTATCTTTACCATCGAGTCAAGAGTGCCGTTGCCGTACATATTCTGCACTGACCTTGAGACATTTTTCAATCCAAACTCAGTTACTGTCTCCAGCACAGTCTTGTTGAACTCTCGGTACAAGGTGTTGACGTTGCCCATGTAGTCGGTTGCCAGGCAATACTGTCCACAGGTTTGTGGAAAGTGATGAATCACGTTGTCGTAATTCGGCATGATGATATTAGAGTGAGTGCCGTAGAGTGCCAGCTCTTCGTAGGAAGAGTGCAACATGCGGTATGTGTTTGATCGAGCGAAGATGGTCAGCAGTATGTCCTTCGCATAATCTAGCCACACACGAACGTCTGACTTCTTGTTAAGGTCAGGGTCGTTTGTCTCTATCTCAAACCAGGGTCGTGATGGTGACGATGCGCCACTCATCAATCCAGAGGTGAGGATGTTCAACGCACGATTCGCAGAGTTATCAATGATCCGATTCCAATGCTTCTTGCGGTTTCTGTCGGTCACTAAGAACTGACCTGTTCTCGGCAGAAAGTTCTCACTAATCTCGCGGTACTCTGGCATCCAAGACGAACGCTCAGTCTTTAGATTAGACCAACGCTTAAAATAAGCTTCCTTCGCCCTCAGAGCCTCCAGATCGTTTTTCATTATGAACCAAGCAGGCTACTCTTGCCTAGAGTTAGGTCAGATTGGTTGACACCGCCTGGGCCAGTAAGCAGAGTGCCTCCGACACCAGCCTTAGACTTCTGGCTTGCCGCGCTGAGTATCTTTTTGGTGTTTGGTTTCTTTTGCAGTGTTCGGTTCATTTGTTCCTCGTTCTGCTGTGCTTGCTTCTCTGATCGAATCTTCTGCTCTTCGTAGCTTCTTGCCTGCATGCCTATCGACTCACCCTGCATGCGAAGTTGCTCTTGAGCGAACTTTGCCTGTTCAGCGTAAACCTCTTGTTGCTTGCCAAACTCAACCTGTTGCTGTGCTAACTCTGCCTGTTGTTGCTCAAGCTGTTGGCTTTGATAGACCTTTTCTCGCTCGGCCTGTTGATTAGCGGAGTTAACTTGCTTCCGCGCACCACTCTTCCCGCTATAAACACTAGCACCTGCGCCTATAACTGCTGAAACGATTGCCGTAACTGGATCGGGCATATTAAAACTCCTTTAAGTATTGTTCAAAAGTCTCACCGTAGCTTGACCATATTTCTGTTGAGTGCTGGTCAGCCCAAGCTAGACCGCCAATCAGGTAGGTTATGTAGTGCATCATGCTGTAGTAGCCAGCCCTTAGAATAAAAGCTCTCTCATATCCCCCGATGTCTTGATCCTCCACTTCCTCGTATCGATTGGCTGTGATCCATTGGAGGATGCACGACTCAAGTTGAGCCGACAGCTTGCTGACATGGCGTAGGTAGAAGAGGTTAGTGGTCATCTTGGTCATTGTATTGAGCATGACTAGATTGAGGTGATTCTTATCAACCTCATCGCCATCGTAGATGTCATCCCATAACTGAATGGTGTCCCAAAGCATCCTTGCCCACTCGATAGCAGACTCATCTTGCTTGAACCATTTACTCATCAATTCATTCACATCCGAATTATTACAGACGAATAACAAGTTATGGCTATGCATAGAGGCATCCATAAAAAAGGCCGCCATGTCGGGGGGACATATTGGCGGCCTTCGCTCATTAACAAGGGGCTTACAAATGTTATTGAGAATTAAATAATACCTCTGAAACCCGCATAGGTGCAAGGTTTATCGCTTAAATACCCCAGTATTGGTGGTGTTTTGTTAGTCGTATGGGTCGTAATCGTCCAGCGACTGTTGATCCATGTCGCCCACTTTCTTGTCTATTGGGTAGGCAAAAGTGAGTGCGAGTGCGTCACCCTTATCGGTAGATTCACCACCAGGCATCCTTTTCTTGATGTCATCCTTAGACTCTAGCCTCTTCTTGTCTTGGGCATCGTAGCTGTAGGTTGGTGTTGCAAGCTCAGTCTTAAGGTCATCGTCATTGGGTATCGCGCCACCAGACTCTATCCACTGCTTCATTTTGTACCACATCTCAGTACGCTTATTGAAATACTCGTTTGAATCAGCCTTGCCGCCAAAGTGAACCTCGATGACATCAAAGCCCATCTGCCTAAGCTTATCGATGACACCTGCACCTGCACCACTGTCGATGAACACACCATCAGGCTTGTGCTGTCGTATTGTCTCAGCCACCTTGTTAGCCAGCGACATATTATCTATCTTGGTGTAAACGACAGGGTCATAAGCCTGCAAGCCCTGCCGCCTCTGGATCACTGACCTGTCATCGCCAAATCGCGCAGGATCAACGCCAATGATCACAGGTGCGTAATCCATCTCTGACTGAGCGTAAAGCCTGTCTGCGGCAGTGTGGCAGTCTGTT